CAAAACAGCTCGACGTTTTAAACGAATTATTTGGGCTTCGCGGTATTGCTGGTGCAAGCGCATTAATGGCAAAAGCCATGAAAGATGGCAAAAACCCAGTGGCGGCATTGACTGAGACTCTTAAAGGTTCAACGGGCGCTGCGAAAGAAATGCAAAAGGTGATGCTCACAGGAGCTCCAGGAGCTCTTGCAAGGTTTCGCTCTGCCCTTGAAGGTGTTGGGTTAGCTTTTGCAAAATCAGGCTTACTTGACGCCTTCGCGGATCTTTTGACGATGCTCACAGGATTATTCTCAAAACTTTCTGCACTTTCTCCAACAGCATTAAAGTTTATTACAATTTTGGCTGGAATTGCCGCTGCCATTGGTCCTGTTTTGATTTTCATTGGATTGATGGCTCAAGGCTTTGCCGCCCTAGCAACGGCTATGGCTGTCATAGAGACAATAGGAACAGTCGTTGCGGGAATTTTTGGAGCGATCAGCTTGCCCATCGTGTTAATAGTTGGCGGCATTGCTCTTTTGGTGGCTGGAATTATTAGATTGATCACCAAGTGGGATGAGCTAGTGGCATCTTTTAAAGCGGGAAAGGGGTTTTTAGACACCGCTTCAAATGTTCTTGGAACATTTTTTGGCTTTGGTGATAATCAAAAAAAGACTGCCAAGATCGGGTCAAATGCTCCCAAAATTGGCGCGAACGCGGCTCCCCTTGGGGCTCAAAGTGTTCTAAGGCAATCAGCGGCAAATCAATCAACATCAGTTCAAACAAATAATGCCGCTGTGTCTATTGATATAAAGGGCTTGCCAAAAGGATCAAAAATCAAATCAGGTGGTGACGCTCCTTTGAGTCTTGACGCTGGATTTATGAGTGGAGTGCTTTGATGGCTGATTGGAAAGATAAATATTTGCAAGGATCTTTTAGAGGCGTTGAATTCAAAACGTTGTCTCATGAGAAAAAAGGTGGCCGTAGAAAAGTTATCCATGAATTCCCTCAAAGAGATGTCTCCCGGTCTGAAGACATGGGCAAAAAAATCGGTGAATTCTCTCTTGATCTTTATGTTCTAGGTGATGATTACTTCGCTCAGCGTGACGCACTCATGGAGGCTCTAGACGCCGAAGGATCGGGCGAGCTTATTCATCCCTACCTTGGACACCTTATTGTTCAATCGGGTGAATATACGCTTTCTGAGACCACTGACGAGGGCAGAATTGGGCGGTTTAGGACAAATTTTTCTGAAGCCGGGAAAACCAAATTTCCACAACCAGATATCGACGCAACACAACTAACATTAGATAATGCCGCAGCGGTTCAAGAAAACTCAAAGTCTTTTTTTGAAAACGCATTTTCTGTGGCCAATTCCGCAGCGCATGTGATCGAGGCGGCAAGTAATGATTTAAATACTTTGGCCGACCAGCTTGAAGGGGCTGTGAAAAAAATAACTGAGCCTGTTGCAAATCTTACTTTTGCAATTTCTAACTTTAAAGCTGATATTTCAGCCTTGGCCAAATTGCCTGGTGAATTGGCCGATAGAATAGAGGGGATGTTTACAAGTCTGGTTGATGAATTCACTGATGATCCGAAAACTGCACAAAAAGTGCTCGGTGTTTTTGTTGGGAATTTATCAAGCGCATTTGTGCCAACTGTGACCAATACCGCGTCGTCTCAAAAAATAAATGGAAATCAGCAAGCGATCATAAATTTGGGCGAGCAACAGTCTTTATCCCATGAATCATCCACGGCGGTTGAATCGGATTATGTCTCGGCTCAAGAATCGATAAATGTTAGAGATAAGATCTTTGGGAATCTTGATTTGCATCTAGAAAAAGATGGTCTTGATGATGACCTTTTTCAATCAATAAAGGATCTGCAGAGCTCAATTGCAAAAGCTTTGCCTCCATCTAACCTCGGCGAGCTTATTTCATTCACTCCGAAAGCTACTGAACCAGCTATTGTCATTGCCCATAAATTATTCCAAGACCTCGACAAAGAACAAGAAATCATAGATCAAAATAATATTGAGCATCCGGGTTTTGTTGAGGGTGGCCAGTCTATTGAGGTCTCTAGTGGCTGAGAATAGATTTATTGCGAAATCAAAAGGAAATATTCTTCAAGATTCAGTCAATATTTTTCTATCTAACGGCCAGGTTTTTGAGGGCTGGGAAAGCGTCAGAATAAAAAAAGATATCAATTCAATTTCAAATCAATTCTCTCTAAACATTGATGATAGATTTGAAGATGGAAATAAAAATTGGCCATTAAAGCCCGGCGAAAAAGTTGAGATCTTTATTGGCAAAGAAAAAGTTATAACCGGGTATATTGAAACGCTTCGCGCGGGGTTTTCTCCAGGATCAAGAAATTTCGATGTTGGCGGGAGATCTCTGCCTGGTGATCTTGTGGATTGCTCTGTTGATGGGGCTCAAGAATTTGCGAATATCGAATTGAAAGCTTTGGCCGAGCAACTGGTGGCTCCTTTTGGGCTTAAAGTTTTTCTTTCCGTCACTCCGAAAATTATTGATAAATTTGCAGTCAAACCCTCCGAGACTGTTTTTGAAGCCTTAAATAGAGCGGCAAGATTACAAGGGTTTTTTTGGGTTTCAACAAGAGCGGGAAACATAAGATTGACAAGGACGGCAAAAGCTAGAGCCGTCACAGCTCTTGTTGAAAGTGAAAATATAATCTCTGGATCTATTTCAATAAATACATCTCATAGGTATTCAAAAATAAAAGTCATAGGACAATCGGCTGGAAGTGATACTTTCCCCGGATCAAATGCAAGTGAAGCGGAAGGGTCAGCCAAAGACGGTGGCATTACAAGATCAAGACCACTGACTGTAATTGCAGAAGGTTCGGTGACAAAAGAACAGGCTCAAGATAGGGCAGAATGGGAAGCTGCGAGTCGAGTGGCGAAAGGATCAGATATAAATATTAGTGTTCAGGGTTGGAGACAAGTTGATGGGTCGTTATGGGGAATCAACCAAGTGGTGGCTATAGATTCAAAATTTCTAGGGATCAAGCGCGACATGCTTATAAGCTCTGTTGAACATACTCAAGATCAAAGTGGGACTTTCACGAATATGAGTCTTGTGAGAAAAGATTCTTTTGATCCAAAACCAGAATTCAAAAAAAATGATGATATCACCTCTCAAATAGGGGCTGGGCCAAAATGAGCATGGCAGATATTCAAAACCTCTTTTCTCAAATGATTAGGCCTGTCAAAAACAGAATAATGCTGGCTATTGCAAGAGGAGTCATTGAGACCGTGGATGATTCTGAAGGGGTTCAATTCGCGAAGTCTAGATTTTTGGCTGGAGAGATCAGAGAAGGCGTTGAAAGATTTCAAAACTTTGGATTCACATCAAATCCGCCGGCAGATTCAGAATGTATTGCATTATTTCCCGGTGGCAATAGAGAAAATGGCTTTATCATAAGTGTTGAATCAAGAGGCGTTAGGATCAAAAATTTGGCCACTGGAGAGTCTTGCCAATATAATTCAAGTGGTGACAAGTGGCATCTTAAAAGCAATAGTGATCTTGAGGGCTTAGTTGGAAATGATTGGAATGTGACTGTCGGGAATAAAGTCAATTTGACTATCACGGGAAACCTTGAGGCGACATTCGCAAAGTTGAAATTAAGTAATGGAACGGATGAATTGATTGATTTATTGGTGCAAGAACTGGACGCTTTGATTGCAGAGCCTTTTATTGTTAATAAAGCGACATTTATTGCACTCAAAGCAAAGCTGGGAGCTTTTAAAGTATGAGCTTAAATGCAAATAATCTAGGTGATGATTTTGTGACTACTATCAAAACGATAATGGGAGCTAGTGCGCCGAACCCGGCTGATGAGGCCTCTTTGCAGACTCTTATGAGAGCTCTAGCAAAAGATATCATTGATCATTTCACGGCCAATGGCGTGATAAATACGACTGTGAGCACACCAGATACGGTCACAGGGACCGGGACAGGGACAATATCATGAGTGGTGTTGGATTTTTTTGGAAAGATAAAACAGATCATTGTCCAGATCTTGTCATTGAAAATGGTCAAATCAAATTTGACCAAGGTCTTGAGACTTCAGTCCTGATTTCTGCATTTTCTGATAGGTTTGTGGAGCTTGATCAATTACCGGCTGGTACTGACGATCAAAAGGGATGGTGGGCTGATTTGATCTCAGATATTATTGGAGATAAAATCGGGTCCGAAATTTGGAGGCTTACTAGAGCCAAGACCTCTGCACAGACGGCATCTTTTCTAGAGGGTGCTATGCAAGATATGCTTCAGTGGATGATTGATGATGGAATCGCATCGAAAATTGTGGTGACATCAAGGGTGATTGATAATCAACAAATTGATGGGCTGGCTCAAATATTCAGGCCGTCAGGTGATGACATCCCTTTCAAATTTGCATGGGATGGACAAGAATTGAAAATTTCGGAGGCATCTTGATGGCATTCACAAGACCAACACTTTCAACAATAATTGATAGGATCAAAGCTGACATCAAATCAGGATTACAGTTGAGCGCCATTTTAAGGAGATCTTTTGAGGAGATTATTTCAAAAGCTCTTGGTGGCGCATCCCATACCCTTCATGGACATATTGAATATGCAATTGAAAATAAGTTTTTTCCAGACACGGGCGATGATGCGACGGTCCTTAGATGGTCAACACTTTATAATGTGCCCCGCGTTGATGCCACCTTTGCAAAGCTTGTCATTGATATTGTTTTTACCGGAAACGGTACGGTCCCGATAAATACTATTTTTAAAAGAAGTGATGGTTTTCAATATAAACTTGAATCTGAGGTTTCATCCCTTGTGGCTGGGACTGTTCAGGGCACTATTATTGCTTCTTTAAATCCACAAAATGACTCTACCGCTGCGGGCATTGATGGCAATATGAATGTTGGAGAAAGCGTGGGACTTTTAAGTCCGATCTCTAATGTGAATTCGAGTGCACTTGTTTCATCGATTAGCGTGCAAGCTGAAAATCAAGAATCAATCGATGATCTTCAAGTAAGGGTCTTAAATAGAATCCAAAACCCTCCTGCGGGTGGCACGGTGGCCGATTATATTACTTTTGCGCTCGAGGTGGCTGGAATCACTAGAGCATGGGTTTTGCCTGGATCTCAGGCCAATAGGCGTGGTGAATGCACAGTGGATGTGACTTTTGTTGAGGATGGCAATGCGCCGGGATCAATTATCCCAAATGCTGCAAAAGTCCAAGAGGTTCAAGATAATTTGAGCTTAAAAGCTCCTGTGCCAGCCGATGCATTAGCTTTTGCTCCGATTGAAAAACAAATCAATCCAACAATTTCAATAAAACCCAATACGACAGCGGTTCAAGCTGCAGTTCAGGCCGAGCTTGAAGATCTTATTTTTAGAGAAGCACAAGTCAGAGATGCTTATGCGGGAGTGGGATCAACATTTGATGGAATTATTGCCCTATCGAAAATCAATGAGGCCATTTCAATTGCTGATGGCGAGGATGATCACGTTTTAGTGAGCCCGACATCCGATCCGCAACCACTAGAAGGTGGTCTTTTGACATTGGGCACAATAACTTTTCAGACATTAGCATGAGGGAAAAATAGTGGCTTCGGCAAATGGCATAGAAAAATATAGAAAACTTTTGGTGCAATTATTGCCCAAGGGCCGTCTATGGAAGCCGGAAAGCCAGCCCACACTTAATGCTCTTTTGAATTCTTTGGCCGTGGAGTTTTGTCGCATTGAAGATCGAGTCAAGGATATGATTCGGGATGTTGATACGAGAACGAGTGTTGAGCTTTTGGATGACTGGGAAAGAATTCTGGGCATCCCGGATGAATGTACCCCAAGTGGTCAATCTTTGACAGAGAGACAAATTCAGGCCACGCAAAAACTGACCAACATCGGTGGTCTTTCAAAACAATATTATGAATTTATTGGA